CCCAGGACAGGATGTCGTCCGCCTCGGGCGGCATCCTGTCGAAGATGTTGATATGGGTGCGGTAGTGGGCCATGCCAAAGTTACTTGTTCTGCTCCAGGATCCAGGTCTCAAGGCGACTCATCCACTGCCCCAAGGGCTTCAGGCGCTCGACCACGACGGCCAGCTCTCCGCGCGTCTGGCTCAGTGTCAGTTCCAGGTGATGAAGCGCCTCAATCGTCGGGACCGTCTCCACGCGGTCCTCAATACGCTGGATGCGCAAGTCGAGCCGAGTGATGGCGGCAGCGAGTTCCTCGATCTTGGCTTCCGCCCGTTTCACGGGTGACGCGAAAAGGGACCAGATCGTATTGCCGAAGGCGAAGAGCGCAGAGAGTGCGCCGACCCAAAGGATCAGGGGGGCGATGTCGAGGGTCTGGGTCATGCGAGCCTCGTCGGATCCACTGCGGGACGGATCAGATGACGCGATCGATGCGGCGGGTCGCGCGCAGACGGCCCCATAGGGACAGGAGCCCACCAATAGCCGACGCAAGAGCCGCGATGAGCTGCAGCGCTTCATTGATGTCGTCCGGCGTGATCAGGACACCGCCTACCACTACGCCGCCGCCCAGCGCAGCGATCAGACTGCCCCACACGCCCAGCGATCCTGCTGCGGACTTGGTGTTGTAGTCGTCCAGCATCTCAGCTCTCCTCTCCGTCCGGCGGCGCCGGCTCCACAGTGAAGTCGCCGCCCGAAGCGACCATGCAGGACTGGCCGCCGGGCGTCGTGACAGTGATCGTCCAGGTCCCGGTCTCCGCGTTGCCCCAAATCTCCACCAGGCCGCCATTGACCGCGACCCCTCGGACATGGACGCTTTCACCCCAAATCTCGGTCAGATACGAGGCCACCTGACCGGGTGGACCACATCTGGTGGCCTGAGCCTCGGCCGCAATGGCCGCGAAGAGCAGAAGGATGGTGCAGATGGTCCTCATCTCAGGCCTCGTTCACGGACAATGGCTCGCCCGAGCGCGCCAGACGGATGACCTTGCCGGGCATCGGGAAGCCGGCGGGGGCACGGCTGGAATGAAGGCGCGACTTGGCGAACCAGGCCCTTGTCACTGCGTTCGACTGATTGCCGCCGACCCCGTAGAACTCGGTGGCCGTCTCGCCAAGATAGAAGAACACATGTCCCCGGAAGTCGGACGGCGCCCCCCGGTGCAGCGTGATGATGGCGCCAAGCTGCGGCGGGCAGGCCACGCCGAACCGTGCCCAGTTCTTGGCTGCCAAAGGGTTGTCGGGCAGCACGATGTCCGGCCGCCACTTGCGCAGGCAGGTGGCGACGAAGGCGCCGCACCAAGGCACCTCGCGCGGGTCGATCCACGCAACCGACCTGTCGAACCATGCGCGGAGGCGGGATCGATCGCGCTCCTCGTGCAGCCCAAGGACGGCGAGAGCCTCGGCCAGCCAGGGAATATCGCTCTCGGGCGCAGGCGCCATCAGCGCGCTCATCGTCCGCGCGTCCAGCCGGCCGGTGGCGGGCAGGCCGATCGAGCGCTGATAGGCGGATACCGCCGCCGCCGTCCGCATCCCGGCGATCCCGTCCACGACGAGCGGCCCGAAGCCCAGCCTATTCAGCTGTCGCTGGGCTGCCTTGACATCGATGACCATGACGGACCTCTCTCGGGCACTTGACAGCGGCAGGCTGCACCCGGCACTGCCACAATGCCTTGCACGGCAGACGCGAATAACCCGCAAGGATGTGCGGAAGCTATCAGACCCGCGCCCGAGGTCCGTCACGGCTCAGATACCGGCGCACGGTCACGTCGCTGACGTGCAGTCTGCGGGCGATCTCTGCCTGGGACAAGCCCCGAGCGCGCCAGACCTTTGCGATCCACGGCTTGGCCAGCGGCACGCGCCTGGGCAGATGCTCGGCGGCAAGAGCCAGCGCGGTTGCGTTCTCGATACCCAAGACCTGTGCCAGACGCGACCGGCCGCTGGGCCTGCGCGGCAGATACAGCTCGGTCCCGCCGAAGGTCAGCAGGAAGGTGATGGTGTCATCCAGCCCCAGGACCTCATGGTAGGCGGCCACCTGGGCCGGGACAGGCACGGCTGCGCCCGGATCCGCCACGCTCATCATGACGATCCCAAGTCGAGAAGCAGAACACGTCGCAGGCGATCCAGCGCGATGTTCGCCTCGCGCCAGACCCCATCGCTCGCATGCCACCCCGGCAGGGTGGGCACGATCACTACTTCGGCAGCATGAAGCCACGGGCGGCACCAGGCCTCCCAGAATCCTGTATCAAGCGGATCGAGACCGGGCATTCTGACCCTCGCACCATCACGCCCCGCAGTCAGCATGGCCTGCGCCTGCACAATAGGAGACCATGCACTGACCCCTCGCAAGGCCAAATCGTGCTGCACAACCGCTGCTGCGTGCGACGCGGCGGCAGCTTTTCCCCAATCGACACAACCGGCCCCGTCAGTGACGAGCTTGGTGTACGGCGTGGCAAGATAGGCGGGTCCGCGAGCAAGGCGAGCCACCCCTTCCAAGGTGCATCGCCTGATGAGGTAGCTGTGCCGGTGGTCTTGCTCAAGCGCAGCCCACGCTTTGACAGACGGGCCGGTCATGTCCATGGAACGCGCGGAATTGCATAAAATTGCAAAACTTTGCCAACATGAGGTCGCCCCGGCTGTTGCATCGAATCTCCCCTGCCCCGGCTCAGAACGGGATGTGGTCGTCGATCTCGCTGCCGCTGCCGGCACTGGCCGGGACGGCGGGAGGTGGGTTGCCGCTGGGTTCTTCGGCCTGCGCAGCGCCATTGCCGCGACTGTCGAGCAAGGTGAGCTCGCCGCGGTATGGGCGGATCACGATTTCGGTCGTGTAGCGATCCTGGCCGGACTGGTCCTGCCACTTGCGGGTTTCGAGCTGGCCTTCGACGCAGACCTTGGAGCCTTTGCGCAGGTGTTGTTCGGCGATCCGGCCCAGATTTTCGTTGAAGATGGCGACGGAATGCCATTCGGTCTTGTCGCGGCGCTCGCCGGTGGTGCGGTCGCGCCAGGTTTCGGTGGTGGCGATGCGGAGGTTGACGACCTTGGTGCCGTTCTGGAAGCTGCGGACTTCGGGGTCGCGGCCGAGGTTGCCGATGAGGATGACCTTGTTCACTGACCCCGCCATCAGCGACCGGCGTCTTTCTCGCGCGCGTGTGCGGATGGCGATCCGTTGGGTTTCTCTGCGTGATGGGTCTGGGTAATCGCCTTTTTCCAGCCTTTCGGCGGGGGCCACGGCACTCCCCACTCGGCCAGTGTCTCACGCTTCCAGGCCCCGGCTGGCGTCTTGCTTGCTTCAATCTCTTCTCTTGTCGGCATCTGTTGTTGCTCTGAGTGTGTCATCGGGCAGGGTTCCAGGGTTCCGCAGGGCGCACTTCGCCCTTTGTCGGGACGAAGTGCGCTGCGTCATCGGTCATGGGACCATGGGACACGCTTTCACGCTCCACCCGTGCGGCTTGCGCTGGTTTGCGCGGGACCGGGGTCAGGCTGTCGGTCCTTGGCCGTCGCTTCGCTGGCCTTTCGGCCACCTGGCGGCACCTATCCGGTTGCACGGGTGACGACAACCGGCAGGCTGCACCTCGTCGTGCGGGTGCGTCCTGTGCGGGAAGGCTTTGGCGCCGTGCTGCCCGTTCGCGTCCGATCCTCACGGCCCGGGGGCTACTGTAGGGGGCTATGTTGCGCATTTCGGCTGCGCGTTGGGGCCTTGCCATCCCCATGCCGCCCCGGCGTCTGCGTGTTGCTTCTGCCGGGTTTCCGCGCACGGCGCTGCGCGGACTGGTGCTGTTACGGCGGCCGCACCTCTCGCAGCAGCAGTGCCGTGGCGCGCAGGCCGTGGCGTTGGTGGTAGTCGTTCCAGTCCCCCGGTTCGGGTGGCATCGTCCACTGGCGGCCAGAGGCGCGGGCGTAGAACTCGCCCGTGCCAAAGCCGTTCAGGTGATCGACAGGCTTGTCGTGGTCGGCCGCGACGATCGAGCTGCGGATCGAGGCAGCGACGCGGCAGACGTTGTTGGCGGCGAAGGCGCAGAGGACGGTGGCGGAGCGGCCGAGGAATCGCAGCGCGGCGCGGACGCTGAGGGCGGTGGCGATTCCCTCGCACACCCAGGTCTCGTGACCTGTGCTTATCCTGTAGGAAGCGCCGCTCATCTGGCCACGCAGGATGTTCCGCTTGGTGCCATCCTGCCCGATGATCTGGACGGTTGCAATAGTTTTGTTGATCTGCCCCGGCACGATCAGCCACGGCCCCGGCCCGTCGGGCAGCGCGCGGCAGATTGCGCGTCCCAGCTCGTGCTGCGGGATGATCGGGCGCAGGTCGTCGATCACCAGCCCGCGCGTGTCGGGGAAGCCCTTGGCTGCCAGATACGGGTGCCGGTCGTGTCGGCAGGCGCGGACGATGGTCGTGCAGATGCGGGCGACCTCGGCCTGCTCCTCGGCGGCGCGCCGCTCAGCCCGCGGATCGCGGCGGACCAGCGGCCTAGATGTCTCGCTGCTTGTCTCCCCCGCGCGGAATGTCCGGCTCTGGCCCGTCACCCAGTTCCAGGCGATGCCGCCTGCGGCGTCGGGCCAGACCAGGACGCGGCCCGCGCCATTCGTGCGTGGCTTGCCTTCGACCGGGCACGGCACCCAGCGTCCCGGGGTGGCTCGTGCCGGGGGCAAAATGCCGACCGCGTGGCAGGCTTCCCGGATTGCGTCGTCGAGGGTCACGCTGCTCTCCGGTGTTTGCGGAATCGGCGCACCTCGCGGTCGATCAGGGCCAGCGCGTCGCTGTCGGCGGCGCTGCGCACCGGAGCCTCGAACCATCCGCGCGGGAGCTTTGCGGCGGGATAGATGCCGCGCCAGATGCCATAGGCCCAGCGCCGCGCTTTCATCGGATCGCGAGTGCGCGCGAACGTGTAGATCAGCGCCGCATTCCAGATCGCGCGCGGATTGGCGAGGCACGGCGCGCGGAGGCCGTCGCGCGGGGTGAGCGTATAGCGGGAGGTGTCGAAGGCCTGTAGCGTACCGTCCACGGTGACGATGCCGGATCGTGCCGGGCGCTCGTAGCCGCAGGCAAGGCAGGTCGGCCCGCGCATGACGGCGCTGCACTCCGGGCACGCCAGTGACTCGCGCTGGCGCTTCTCGCGGGTGCGGGCCTTGGAGTCCTGCTTTTCGGCGGCGTCCAGCTCTCCCGCGCCGGTCTGCCAGATGTCGAACATCTCGCCGGCGAACCGCTCGATATTGCCGCTGTGGTCCAGCCACAAGGCCTTGGTCTTGCCCGGCGCGGAGCGCATCACGCGGCCGATCTCCTGCATGTGGCCGCTCAGGCTTTTGCGGTAGGGCCGGCAGGAAATGCCTACCAGGCAATCTGGCACGTCGAAGCCCTTGGTCAGCACGCCGCACGATACCAGCCCGACAATCACGCTGTCGGGGCGGCGAAACTCGGCGATTTTGGCGGCCCGCTCCGCGTCGTTCCGATCCAGATAGCTGATTTGCTGAAAATTGTATCCCGCCGCCCGGAACTCGGTGCAGAGCGCGCGGCCGTGGGCCACGGTGGGCGAGAACACGATGGTCTTGACCGGCCCGCCGAAGTGCTCTTGCGTCTTGCGCTCCCACTCGCGCACCA